CTTACGTCAAAGTCTTGTACCTTGTACATTATTTCGGTTTTAATGAAAGCTTTTCGTATCATATCCTTGTGCTCTAAAGGTATGTCGCTGAGTTCTAACCAGGCTTTCAGTTGGTTTAACTTCCGGGTTGCATCAAATGTGCTTCTCTCGTTCCACTCGGTGAACGTCTTGTGCTCTATTTCCCAACCTGGATAGATTGAGTTAAAGTTTTTGACTGTCCACTCGTAAATGTGGTCCCAACTTATTGCGTCGAGAGTAGTAACGAGTTGTCGCATCATTACTGCATTGTACTCATTTCGTTCACATATGAGAGGATTCTGGGGAGGTTGCTTGGTTGCGATAATGCCATGGGCAAAAACCCTAGGTCTCTGATCTGCCTGATCAGGTTCGTAGTCAATCCCGATATATCCACAATTGGGTACACGAGTTTCTGTGCTTGCCTGATAGCCATACAAGAAAGAATTGAGATTAATAGGACCTTGGCTGGTTTCAAATGGATAAAACGCCAAATGATCGATCCTATCTTGCTCGGTAAACTCATTTGGCCCTTGCCTTTTAAATGTCCATTAAAAGTGGCTGGATGTCCTTGAAACCATTCCTTAATTGATGGTACAGGGTTGAGTCCGATCTTGTTTCTCACACGGTTAACAACGGTATCCCGGTCTGTAGCCATGTCTATGACTCTGTCCAGTATGCGTTCTTCTTCCATTTTTGCCAACTCCAGCGCTTCTAAATGAATCTCTGTCACTTCTGAATAATCAGTTATTCCGCTTCTTTCGCATATGCCTGCTGTCGCCGAATATGTCTTTTTAAGGACGTCTTTGGTTTCATTAGGGTTATATACTAAGCGTTTCACTATTTTGCTTAGAACATCCTCTCGTACCTGTTCGTCGTCTCTAGGTACTTCTACAGCGTCACCTGGTGTGGGTTCATCTGGTGGAGGTGGGTTTGGTTCTCCCAAGGAAGGGGGAGGGTCATTGTTTAAGGTCAGGTGGAGCGATTGGGGAGGTAGAGTTTCATGTTCGGCAAGACCGTTCCAAATGACCATCATTTGGAAGCAGTACGTATCACCTATCTTGTTCATGAGATGCCATGTGAGTGTAATACCAGGGTAATCTATGTGGTTTCTCTGAAGGAGAAATTTCATAGATGGATTAACATACTCTACTGTGTTTCCTTCAACTTTCATTGTTATGGTGTCTCCATCGCTGCTAACTTTAGAGTTTCCATAATGTAGGTCGTCGTCGTTTTGAAATATATGTGTGGTGAAGAAACCTCGTTTGAGGTTGGTTTTATTCAAACCACACGCAACTTCATACATAGTAGGGTAGTATATCGCTTGTCCCAAAAATATTAGGTCATACAAATGACAATCGCAGTCATGGACGCGATGTGTACAGAATGTCGTTCCTGCATCTTTAGCTTTAACTCTACGCCAAAGGTCTTCATATCCAGCTGTCCCTTGGGTCGTATCAGGTATTGAGGAGTGAGTACGTATCCTCTTATAATTCCCTTTACGTTGATTGTTATACATAGTTGTCATCCGCCTTGGAGCGCCCCCTGCGTCATACATCAAACCTTCAGGTGCTAGGTCGTAAGCTTTAGCACAACAATATTGTTCAGCTAAGCATCTTTCTAACGCGGCTAATGCATGGGGGTTTATGGTTTTGATTTTGAACTCAAGACGATACCCGGCTTGAAATGCTAGTAATTTAGCTCGGTTTTCAAACTCAGGAGTTCCGTCTGTCGTACTGACTAGTATAGTGGGAGTTTTCTTTTCCCACACCGGTGTATGTGCCGGGTTTTTCGTTTCACTTGGGTTAAGTGTTGTTTTCTTCTTATGTCTTTTACAGTTTGGGGCTTTACAGCATTTTGCACAACTTTGTGTTTCACATGCTTTAGATATACTAGATCCGCATTGGCACTTATTATTATCAACTGGAGGAATTATTTCCTTAACCGGTTTCTTATTTTTAGAGTGTCTTTTGCAGTCACCAGCACAGCACAGCACACACGCTTGGTGGGCACAACGGCTTGAGGCTCCTTTTCCGCATACACATAACAAATTGGGTTCCAATTTTACCTTGTCTTTTGGGTCATTTGGGTGTTTTTGTAAATTTGGTTTGGGCGCTTTAGACAAAACCCTAGGTTTGTAAGGTTTCTTCTTTTCAATGCGCTTTTTAGAGGTGTTTGACTTGCTGGTGGTGTTTGTCTTCCTACGGTATGTGTTGTATTTCAACGGTTCACTTGGAGTAGGTTGTATCACTTTATCAGCTTTATTGTCCCACACATCATCCAAATCCAAAATCAATGGCTTGATTTCAAACTCCACAAATTCCTGTGGCCAGGATTCATTGGTTGCTTTTGTTACTTTTGAC